AACCAGGCCAGGGAGGGATTCACCAGCTCCGGCCGCGGCTCCATGCCCTTCTTTACGGAGATCGGCGCTCTCCGGTTCCAGGGACAGACATCCTGGCAGATGTCGCAGCCAAAGACCTGTCTTCCCATCGGCTCCCGCAGCTCCTCAGGAATGGTCCCCTTCTTCTCTATAGTCAGATAGGCGATGCAGCGGGAAGCATCCATCTCACGGGGAGCCACCAGAGCCTGGGTCGGACAGGCGTCGATGCATCGCGTACAGCTTCCACAGCGATCCGGCGCCAACTCCGCCACGGCATCCGATGCGACAGGAATAGAAGTAATAATTACGCCAAGCAGCAGCCACGAACCCAATTGCGGATGAAGGACGCAGGTATTCTTCCCGATCCATCCCAGCCCGGATTGAGCAGCCATGGATCGCTCTACGAGGGGGCCGGTATCGACGTAACACCGCGTCTCACCCTGCACACGCTCCTTGACTGCAGCCTCAAGCCTGCGGAGTCGTCCGAGGAGCTCTTCGTGATAATCCGTCGGCCTTACTTCTCCGTCGTCGAGCGTACGGCCGCTCCAGGCATAGCGCGCGATCCATCCTGTACCTGCCGGAGCAGGTGCGATCGAAGTCACCGCATCCGCGTTGTAGTTGAACGCGCAGACGATGACGGAGCGCGCCCAGGGAATTGCCGCCTGAACCCCGCTGCGCAATAGAACTCCGTCTTCGCTGCGACGTTTCAGATATTCCATCTCGCCGGCGCGGCCTGCCTCGACCCATGTCGAAAAGCGATCAGCCTCGCGCTGCGCGATGGGGTCTTCGGCTTCGGGAACCTGAGCCACCCCAACGGCATCGAAACCGACTCCGAGAGCCTGTTCTTCGAGCCAGCCCATAAGCTCTGAAGTCCACGCGACCGACAATTCCCACTCCTTCGGACACTTTCGTCCAGCGCAAGATTCAGGGTAAACTGAAATCAACGGAGAGTTGGCAGAGCCCGGTTGAATGCACCTGACTCGAAATCAGACATAGTCGCAAGGCTATCGGGGGTTCGAATCCCTCACTCTCCGCAAAAAACCTTCAAAATATCCCATAATTACCGCGTAAAAGAACATTACACACGCAATGACTGCACGGAAGCAAAGCGTGTCTTTCTCGCAATAAACCGCAATAAACTGCCATACCCTTTGCTTACTTGGACACGTTTTGGACACGTTTTGTCTGGGCTGAGATGCGACCTTTAGTCGTATGGATTACGGCATTTACGCGGATTACATTAGCGGTCACAGATCCAAAATTTATGCTCCCAGGAACGTGATGCAGAGCCTTGCCCTATTAACTCCCCCTGCCTTGGAATCCTCTGTGATCTATCGGTCACCAAACCCCTCATACAAACCTGAATCCGATTGCAACGTCCTACTTGAGTGCCTCTTTTTCACCAGGACAGAGAGCTTGATCGAGAGTCTGAACGAATTGCCCCGCACAGCCGATAAGGACCACGAATCGTGGACTTTGATCGGAGGAATACGGGGACTGAGGAAAATAGCCGTCAACACGGTCCTCATCTCTAGGATTGCGTTACTAACCCAGCAATGCCTGCCAGAATACGTCGACAAAAAAGATCTCGAGTTCTTCGTAAGCCGCGCCAAGTGGATCGAAGATAATTTAATCTTGATCCTGAAGCGGCACGAAGAAGCCGAAATGCCCAGCCGTCCGTTGATGCTACGCTCTGTGCGTATCGCACGACTGTACGCAGAGGTTTACGGTAGGGTATTTGCCATCGCTGAGCATCACGACTTCAGTATTTTCAACACAGTTATTGAATCCTTGTAGAACTGGAGTCCCCATTGAAGGCACGAGAATCTTTACTGTCGGTGCGTCTGGAGCTATTGGATAAGCTCCGGGCTCTCGACTCACAGACCGTCGCGGAATTAGAGCAAGTCGACATCGCCCTCCAGGCGCTGTTGAGCTCCTCAGACGGTCACGTGACAGGAAATCGCGAATTCATGGGGATGACCGTTCTGGAATCCGCCGAAGTCTGCCTAAAAAGGGCAGGAAAACCGATCTCTATCCTTGAACTCACTAAAACCATGCTCGCAGGAGGCGTTTCCCTAAAAAAAGGGAAACGGTCGCCCGAGTGGAAGGTAGCGCAATCGCTAAGCTACCACCAGTCAAAGGATCGACTGGCTATTGAGGATGGAATGGTGAGCCTCCCAGGATGGAAGAAATAGAGCCCTAGAACTCCAAATGGCGCCCGGGTGTGTGACGTACGCAAGAGGTGGGTCGCGGCCGATCGACGTGCTCGCAAAGACCTTCGAGATGTCCATCTCAGAGTTGATGCGAGGACTCTAACCCTATCTTTCGCTTTCTCCTGTCGTCCAGCTCCGGATGCTCTTTCTCATACTCCAACAGGAATCCGAGGCAGGCCCGTGCGTGCGCGAGATGCGATAGCCCAGATTCCGGGTCGACACTCTCTCCATCCGCAAAGGCCATCAGGTGGCGCATACCGGCATCAATCAGCCTCGACCAGTCCATCCCTTTCGACCAGTTCCACGCGCCGTACTTCTGCCGACCGAAGTCGAGCACCCGAGCCTCCTCCTCACTCGCCCGGCGAGGAATTAGGCTCAAGGGTGGCTTGCCAACATCGAACTTCCTAGCTTCGCTCTCCATGGCTATGCCATCCTCAATTTTGGAAGAATCGAGATGGTAGCTTGACCAATGAGGCTCTCGAACTGCTCCACGCAAAAGCCTCCGATGCGCGGATTGATCCGGTATGGTGATTCTCCGCAGACCGGGCGCAGGAAGGCCGCAAAGCCGGGCATATCCGAAACTTCTGCCGCATGTCGATTGGAAGTGACGCGCCCATTAGCGGTTGATTACCTCAAGAACGTGGTTAAAGGAATCCGCGCACCACGCGGCGCATTTAATTAGGACAACCGCTCCGGCAGCCATGGCGATGAGCTTCTCTATTCGCCCTACCCTTTTGTTGAGACCGGCTAGATCCCTTTCCACCCTGGGGAGCCTTCCCTTTGAATTCTCCGACTCATCGTCACCGAGTATCTTCGTCACGAACACTCGGAAGTCTCCGCGAAACTCGCCCAGGCTGTCCCGTATTTCGTCGAGTTTCTGTGTCTCCTGCGGAGCCATCGCGCCTCACCGTAGATAAAATGAGCCGTCTCTCCGGCTGTCTCCGCTCGAGGCGTTTCGTCGGGCTTGCGGCTCACCCGTACAACATCGCCACAAGCGTTTATGTGGCGACCTTGAACTTCGTCTTCAGGTAAGAGATTCCGTTCGCGAAGAAGACGCGCACGCGAGGGCCGAACACCACGCCAACGGCGAAAGCGACGACTACCAGAAAGAATGACTGCATGATTTACCTCCTTTATCGGGTGAGAAAGTACGCTGACGTTGCCGCACCAATCGCGGCTCCGACACTAATAAACTTCACGGCGGCTTTGGCGCGCTGCCATTTCGTCCCGCCCTTAAGTGCAGCCTTTAGCTGCGCGATCTCGGCATCCTTCACCGCCGCCGCCCCATTCTGGTTCGCTGTCGTGATCTGGCACGAGGCGAGCCTGGCCTCGTTCGCCTTGCAATCAACCTGCGCATCGTAGAAAGACTTCACCGATTGCGCCGGAATGATGAGATCCCCCTCGGAGAGCTTCGGAGCTTCGGGCAGAGCGGCATCGCTTACTGCCTTCACCTGGGCCGCCGTCACTTGGACGATGGGAGCAGGTACACTCACAACCTGCGGTAGCGCCTTGACGATCTGCGCTGGCGTTTGCATCTGCTGCTTCATCGCCGCGAAGCTCTTGAGCGTTTCGGCGAGCTGCTGCTGGTTGACTTTCTCTCGCTCTGCGATCTGAGCGGCAGCGTCTTTATCGGCCTTCTGCTGGGCGGCCAGCACAGAATTACTCTCGTGCTCCTTCACCCACCCATAGCCTACGCATGCCACGAATACCGCCAGGACGATACAGACAGCGAGCGTGAACTTATGCGCGTTAGTCATAGCCCTTGATCTCCTCCGGACGACTCTCCGGCTTCTTACGCCACTCCACGCCAGACACATGCTTGCGCCAGTTCAGCGCGCCGAAAGCCACAACCGTTGTCGCGTGTTTCCAGAACCATCGCAGCTTAGGCCGCGCCACGTTCTCATACTTCGGCAGCATGTTCGCCGCCGCCGAGAACGCAGTCACGACGAAGGTAAAAAACTGGGCAATGCTGATGAGCTTCAACCGTAAGGCGTCAAAGTCGGTGGCCCATATGGTTTGCACGATTGGCTTCATAGTCATTGCCCAGAACGTTTATGCATCGGATATCGAAAAGGCCGCAAAATAATGCCCAACTTCTAGCCCACCAACGTTAGAGCTTGAGCGATGGCCGATGAGTACCGAGCAAATCCCGTCGGGTTTGGGTGGACGCCGTCGATAAGGAACGTTGACCACGTAAACGAATTGAAGCCCGCAATCGACCCGATATCAATAACAGGTATTGAGTACAGCATCGCTACGCTTTTTATAAGCCCGTTCAACTGTAAGAACTGTGTCGGGTTGGCCATAAAGCTACCTGTCGCGCGATACGGTGTAATCCATGCCAGACGAATTGAAGGCTTCGCGGTCATGATCGCCTCAAGAGCTGACATCATGTTCCCGCAAAAGGAGTCCGTGGTGGGCGTGTCATTGACCGTTCCGAAAGCGTTCTGCGGTGTGTTCGTGCCAAGCTCTATCAGAAGTAAATCGAGAGCGGCTATGTCTTGCGCGAGCGTGTTCCCAACCGTGCCTCCGATGATGCTACTCGCCGGGGTCGTTGTGCTCGTTACCCGAGTCAGGGGACTCCCGGAATAGTTCTCGAAGATCTGATTAGGGAAGCGCCCATGCCGGGCGTCTTGGAACGTTAGCGTCATGCCGTGGTAAACAGAAACGGCATTCTGCCAAGCTTGAACGAAGTCCGCGCTAATGCTGTCCCCGAATACACCCCACTTCTTGAGTCGCCACGGGCTCGCGAAGACCGGCGTTCCGAGGAAAGGGATATAAATTGACGGCGGTGTCGCGCCGAGCGTCACCATTTGCTTTGCAGCATCCGGGAAACTACCAGCGGAGTATGCGCCCGTCATGCGGATGAAAGCACAGTTAGCGGGAGGCGTGAACGTCAAACCGGCTGTATATGGTAGCCCCGGCCCGGGACCAATGTACGTTTTATCGGCTCGGAAATATCCGATACCGAATTGAGACGTTCCTGTTGCCGAAGCGGTCGAAAGGTTATAAGTTTGCCCGCCGATCACCGGCATATAGTCGGAGACATAAAAGCCCGTAAGTCCGGCGGTAACGATGGTTCCGAGGCTGATATTCAGACCGGCGTCTTTCTGAATACGCGAGACATCGAAAAGGTTGTTTATCGCAGGGAGAGACGATGCAACAACGCTCGCAACCTGCGTAACGCTCGGCGTTATGGCGGGGTTGACTGTGCCGAAGCCAACGTAACTTGTTGGCACTGTCGCACCCTGAACAACCATCAGCGTCGCCGATGGGTTTGCGCTGAAACCCATTCGCACAAACGACGCGGTCGCCGGGACGCTGATTGGAGTGCCCGCAGCGATGACTCCGATTGCACCAGAGATGAACGCTTGATTGATATCGTAAAAGGCGTAACCGTTGTTTCCGCCGTTCGATATGGCAATACTGGAGACTATTTGCGTGCCTGCTTGGACGACCATAAAGCCGGTCGCATACCACCCGGACGCGCTGCCTACTGTGCCATTTAGTGCGTTGATAAATGAATTGGCCGTTACCCTGGCCGAATCAAACAAGTTAGTAACGAGATTCTGCGTCGCAGCTTGAACTGAGATTACCGCTTGCGCCTGCAAATCCCCTGGAACACCCTTCAGCGAAGCGAGCCAGTTAGACACTGAACCCCACGTCGCCGTACCCCCGGCGAGATCGTATGCCGAGGCCCCCTGATCTCCCGAGATTACCAGGGCATTAGGATTACCAGCCCCCGTCTTCATAGAAGCGAAGTTCCAGTTACCCGCTCCATCGTCAGTTACAGGACAGTTGGAGTAAATAGTCGTTGTGTATACCGGTCCGCGACTCTGGTCTACGATGCGGATCTGCACGCGGTAATTGCGCGGAGTCGCCGTGGCGGGATTAGGTATGGAAAGGACAGGCCCAATAATCGAGCCGTTATTGATCTGCCTGACCGCCGGGGTAACCGTGAACTGCTGGCCAGCGGAGTCGCTAACCGGAATCGGCTTCCCATTCACATCGGTTCCCACAACAGAGAACGTTCCGGAGGTGATGAAGTCTCCGCCTGCGTTACGCAGGCAGGAAGCGGCCAGGATCTTCAACTGAGAGCTCATACCGCTTTTATGCCCTCATGCTGAAGAATCCGGCAAAATTACAGCGACGGAGGCGGGATCTCATACACGTCCGACACATAATCCATCGCCGTGATTGTGAACTTCTGGTCCCCGGTTCTCTTGATACCCGCAATCCTGACCTTGATAGCATTCTTCGTCGACGACTGGTAGATATATCCAGCGTAAGAAGTAGGTGTGGCAGATAGAGCAGGAGACACCGAGGCAACACCGTTGCTGTACCCCGTAATATTTACAGTCTCGATCGCGTCGGTATCGTAAAGCTGTATCGTGTCGCCATTGCTGAACCCGACGGCACTCTCGACGGTTATCGAGTTTGCTCCTTTGTCTGTTATTGCAACATCGAGATCACCCTTTACCGCTCGCATAACTCTCGGGGCCACATTGAATCCAGTGAGGCTAATCACGTTGCCCGAAACGTTGCTTACCGTGACCGTCTGCCGCCATAGAACAGGGTGAATCACCGTCAGCGTATATCCGCTAGACGCGGCAAAATCGTAATCCGATCGGTCGAGCTGCACGGCTGAGGACGTACCGCCGACGATAAGACCACCGTTCGCCCACTGCGGAACGTCATGCTGCAACCAGGCGACGTTCCCGATACGCGAAATGATTCCCTGCGCTGGCGAGTCCCACGTGTGCGTGCGGAGCTTGAGCTTGTTCTCCAGTAACTTGTGGTAGGCCCAGTACCACGCCTGCTGCGTATTCGTGCAGCCGAAAAGGTTTACCCGACTACGCTTCAGCACCTCCGCCCCACCCTGATCTTCGGCAGTAATCACACGGAGTGGCGTACGCGTCTTATAGTCATCCGCCGCGTTCGCATAGTCGACCTCGATCTCCTGCGCGCGATCCGAGAGGTTCAGATACTTCTTAGAGTAGCTGTCCTTCATGATGTTGCCGACATGGAACATTTGAACAGGATCTTCCGGCCTATCAAGGGCTACGCTCACCTTTGTCCCGACTTGTATCGCCGTGGCGCGGCTCATCACGCAGACGCTCTGGAAAGCATCCCAGACCGTCCTGCCATCCTGGTCGAATGATCCGTTGAACGTCGCGAGTTTCTGCGTGCCGCCATTGCCATCATTCACCTGGGAGTCGCAGAGATCGGCCCATTCCTGGAGCGCGTCGACGTCGATATTGCCGGTACTCGCCCCGCCACCCACCAGCGGGTCTGCATGGATGTCGTAAGCCACTATGGCAGGGTTGTCGTCGTTGTATGAAGCAAGCTGGGACGGTCGAGGAGCACGGGCGGCATATTCAACCTTGGCGCTTATCTGGAGATTGCTTCCGGAAAGCTGGCCCGTCGCCATCACACGCATTCCCAGCAGGATCATATTTGGATAGGCCAGGGCGTCGTAGCACGTCTCTTGTACCGACTCAATCCAGAGCTCGTCGCCGAACTTATTGGACTCGTGTTCAAAGGCGTCCATCGGGTTGTCGACAGCGCCGGACCCACGTTTCCGTACCTGGACGTCGTATAGCCCACGAGGGAGGCTGTCTATCGTCGTTATTTGGCGAAGAATTGTCTGCCGGACGTTTACATAAGCGTGCGAAGATCCGAGCACCCATGGCCCGAAGCTACTGCGGTCAGGAGAGACCAGGCGGTAGTAGATGTCATAGTAAATCGTGAGTCGCTGGATGTTGCCGCTGCCGTCGATACGCCACACACCCTGCGGAAACTGCACCACAATATCGAGCCGCTGAGTGTCCGGCCTCTGCCCTCGGCAGGTGATAAAGCTGCTGGTGATGCCGCAGAGCACGCGCTGGGAGATGGGGTAGTTATTGACAATGCGATCGAATGCCGTGAACGGTTGCAAGTTCGGGGCTGTTCCATTCGTGGTCTGATTGATGATCTGCCACGACGGGTCTGTAGCGGTCTGCGAGGTCTGAGTATTTGTACCTAAACGCGTAAAGTACGCGACGTCGGAATAGTTCGCGATGTCCTTATCGTTGATGCGGATATCGGTGATCGACTTAGCAGGGCCAAACCCGAAGCACACGAGAATATTGATCCACGAGCGCCCGATATCATTTGCGCCGTCGTCGAGCTCGTGCTCGTCCTCGTCCGCATTCTGGAGATCCACCCAGCTCATGACAATATTTCCAGCCGAGCGCATCGTCCCGAAACCTTTAGGAATTGGAAGGCCACTCTGGCCGGTAGTCTGCGGACCATTCCAGCCATAAGAAGGAACAGGCTTCTTTTGAAATAGCGACGAGATACCAGCTACCAGAAGATTCCCGCCGACGCTTATCAATGAAGCCGCGAGGGCCACACCCTGCGCCGTGGTAAGCGAGGTGAAGACACTGGCAGCTAAGAATGCTCCAAGTGGACCAGAGGCGAGGATTGCTGCTGCCGCTACGCCAAGCTGAGCGATAATTCGCAGCGTACTATTTTCGAGGCGTGGAACTACCGTTACGTGATCGTCCGGCCCGATTGTTTCCAGGCCGCGCTCTGGCGGAAGAATCTCGCCGTTCAGGCACAGGACATTGCGGCTCCGCTCAACGCCCAGCTCCTCGAGCTTAGCGTCGATCGTGGAGGCGTCGGCCTCGATTTCCGTTCTGTCTTTCGTTGGATCGAACGGATTCCGGCAAACTGTAAGCTTCATCGTTCCCCCAGATATTCATAAAACCCGCCGAACTTTCTGCGCCAAATTCCGTTGTCGAGGTACTCGATGCAGACCTGGCCGATATCTTCGGCGGCGTGGATAAACTGACGACGGTTCAGCATGACGCCAACGTGATCCGAACCCAGGAAGACTAGGCACCCACGAAACGGCTCTTCGACGCCGGTCCACCTCGAGGCGAGAATTGCCTGCATCGCAATCAGATTGCGCGCCCTGCTATCGACAGTTTCGGGAACACGTATAGGGACACCGCGTCGCCGCATGAGCTCGACGACCAGTCCAGCACAGTCGAACCAGTCCGGACCTCGTCCGCCAAGCTTGTACGGCTTCCCCACCAGGTCATCGACGGTCACTTGATCTGCACCGACCTCACGCCGTTCGAGTCGATACCGGGGAAGGCCCCAAAGCGTACCTGATTCGAGTGCGCCCTACATCCGTTGGCTCCATCGATCTGGAGCGAACAAGTAGCAATAGGCCCAACGTATCCACACTCGGCGGACTTGTACTGCCAGATGCAGCGATCGGGCGAGTAGGTGTGGCGCGGGTAAAGGATGCGGAACGGGCTAGCCGCTCCCAGCGTGAACACAACCTGCTTCGCGTTAGAGGTGCTCTCTGTGATGTCAAAGTAGAGCTCAATCTCGGGCTCACGCTTGAGGCGGGCGGCATTCACGATAAAGATCGCCACATTGCCACCGACGCCGCCGCCGAACTCCTCCAGCACCGCCTCCATGGCGCGATTGATATTCGAGCAGCGAACCGTCCATGTAGGAATAGAGCCATCCGACTTTTCTTCCAGCGCATCAAACTCCCACGAAAATGCTGTATAAGGCTGCACGCCAGCGCCATCGCCGCAGTCAAAAGGGATATCGTCGGTATTCCGGACGAGCCGCAAAACCGAGCCATTTGGCCAGGCGATCTTTACGAGCGCATACCACGGCTCGGAACTGGCCAGCTTGCTCTTCTCAAGGTTCGCCGCAACGGAGATGTTGTTGAGGCTCATACTTCCTCGATTTCTATGGAGATTGTGAAGCGCTTCTCTCCACCTGCCCAGCCCTGGTCTTTGATCTCCGGCGGGCTCTTGAAGCGAACCGTGAGCACCTCGAGAGCCATGTTCGGGATGCGACGATCGGTATAGGTGAACGAAGCCCACCCTCCAACCTGTCCATAGAAATCCCTTACCGTCTTACGGTCGAGAGCAGTGCAGTACTCGAACGGGATCTTTCGCGTCTCTCGGACTCGCACATATCGAGGCCTGGTGAAGATGAAGCCGTTCTCCATGTCGTCCCGGATTGTCGGGTCATCGAGCTTCTCCTCGACCGCCATTTTCGGAGCGCGAGAGAGTTGGGGAAAATCCGGCATATCCCACTTATCTCTCTATTGGCGAAAATCGGGGAAATCTTGGCATGATGCAGACATGGCGAACTTTTCGGTGAAAGTGGACATCAGCGGATTCGTGACAGGTCGGAGAAGCTTCGAGGAGAAGCAGCTCCCTTTCATCGTCGCGAAGACGCTTACCGACACGGCCAAGGACGCACAGGCCGCCGTACAGGGCAACGTTCGGCGCGCATTCAAGCTACGCAACAACTGGACGACTCAGGGTATCCGCATCAAACCCGCGAATAAGAACGGGCGGAATGGGAACATCGAGGCCGACGTTCACACCGACACAGCGAACCGAAAGACGGGAGCCCCCGACTACCTCGGACGGCAGGAAGACGGCGGGACGAAGGTTCCTTACGGAAACCACGAATACCTGGCCGTTCCCACGAAGTACCTACACCAGATGGCTCCGGGTGTAATCCCAGCTGAGCTGAGGCCGCGCGCGCTGCTCGGCGCTGTCGGCGGCAGATTCACCGCCACCAACCGCAAAGGGCAGATCGCCCTGCGCAATCAGAAGGTCGTAAGAGGATTCGTCTTTTTCATCCAGAAGATGCACGGTGGAGATCTCGCTATCATGGGGCGGCCCTTCCATGAGCGATACGCCTATCCCTATTACCTGCTCATTCACAGCGCGCACGTGCGCCGATCGCAGATGGACCTGGGAAAGACGGTCGAGAAGATCGCAGAAGAGCGGTTTGCGCGGCACTGGGATCGGAACTGGCAGGCCGTGTATGCCAACGGCCTGCGCATCTGAGCTTATGAGCCGTTGAGAAGCTGCCGAACAATTCCACCATTGCCGAAGCTCTGACCGAACAGAGCCTCGAACTTATCCAGGTCGGAGCCTCCCTGCTTGGCGATATCTCCGATCTTGAGCTGAGCATCAGTGTCATTGACGAGCGTTACGGTAATGTTCATCCCGGTCCCCTTCGTGGAGCTTCCGCCGCCACGTGGCCCCTTAGCTAGTCCTGGAATCAATCCACCGAGCACCGAGCCGATACTAATACCCTTCGGCACCGCGCCAGGGTTCCCCGCCGTCTGCCCGTTCGGGAGCTGGCCTAACGGTCCGCCAGGCCCAGCAGGACCGTTAGGAATCGCGGCCGCCAGGAGACGCTCTATGTTTGGCTGAACGTACTGTTTATAGATGGCGTCACTCAGCGTCCTTTCCACGTCGCGGGCGAAACTCTCGAGCGCCTTTCGACCGCTGGCGATGTTGTCGAACAGACCCTCGAAAGCACCGCCCAGGCTCTCTCTCAAGTGCTGGGCGACATCGTTGATGGGATTATTCAACTCCTGGATACGCGACTGAAGATCTATAACCTTCTGCGTCGCGGCGAGGTCGCCGTCGTCCTCCGCGAGCCGTCGATACGCCTCAAGCACCGGCTGCAATGCCGCCGCCTCTTCCCGGTCTAACTCGATAGACTGCCGCCTTGCATCGAGCGAGGTAATCAGCCCACGCGCCTGCGCACCCGCCACGCCCGCCCGGCGCGCCTCGATAGATGAGGAGCTGGCACCATAGGAAGCCTCCGCGCCCTGAGCGACGATCGTATCTCTGCGCGCCTTGTCGATCTGGTCGGCGTCGCCAACCTCGACAGAGTCGGCCCCATAGTTGCTCACCAGACCCTTACGCTCATTCGCATACTTGTCGTCGTTCTGCTTGAGCCGCGCCTCCACCGAAAGCCCATGCTGCGCCTCTACCTTGGCCGCCAGATCATCCGATGTAGTAAGGCGCTTCTGCTGGAGATCGTAGATGGCATGCTCAGATTCAATGCGAGTCTTAGCCGCATCGGTTTGAATCTTTGCAATCTCGCCCTCGATCTGGAGGCGCTTCGCCTGGAGCTCGGCTATCTTTCCGGTGTCCTCGATGCCTTCAACGGTTCCCGCGCCCTTTTTTCTCTGGTCGGTCTGGAGCTTCGCTATTGCATCGGCGTTATCCTTCATCTTCGATTTGGCCGCCGCGAGCTGCTCGTCAAACGCTTTGTTCTGTACCGCGAGCTTCTGCGCGTAGTAATCCGAATCGGAGACAAGCTGCTGCTTATGGTCAGAGTTCAACTGAGCGAGAGCGAGATCCTGTTCGTTGCGGGCCTTCTGCTGGCGGAGCGCCTGCGCCTGGTCGGCAAGTTTCAGGAGAGCCGCGTCGCGCTGCTTCTGTGCCGCCTCAATCTTTTCCTGCCCCGCAACATCCCCAGCGCCACCGAATGCACCACCGCTTCCCGGTTTTGGAGGAGATGTGGGCGGATTCTGATCTTGGAATTCTCGCTTAGGCCCGAACGCGATCGAGTGGAACTCCTCGGCCTGGGCCTGCAACTGCTTGGCGGCAGCGATATCCCTCCTACCAGCATCCGTTAGAGTGCCACCCTCTGATGCGCTGAACAGGAACTCCACCGCAGATGCGGCGCTGTAGACCACCTCCGCGACAAAGGCCATAACCTTCGCCACGTCCTGGCCCCACTCGATCAGAGTGTCACGGCTGCCCTTGCCTCCAGAAATTACATTCATCACCGCCTGAAGGCCCGGGAGCAACCCCTGCGTAAACGCCAGCTCCGCTCCCTGAATCTTCTGCTGCATACCCTTGAACTGCTTGTTCATTTGCTCCAATTGCTCGGCAGTTTCAGGAGACAAGAGCTTTCCGGAATCGGCTGTTTTCTGCTTGTAGTAATCGAAGTTTTGGCCGATGTTGACAAGGGTCTCAATCAGATCAGCGCCAGACTTTCCGAATAGACTCGTAGCGAGCTCGACCCTTCGTATCGGGCTCTCAGTAGCCGCTATAGACTGAGAAACTCGCTTGAATGCGATCTCCGCGCCATCTGTCCGGTTCGCGAGCTCAGAGGCATTCAATCCGATAGCCGAAAGCGTGGCAGCGGCCTGCTTGTTCCCGTTGGCAGCGGCAGCGATGGTCTTATCCATCTTCGCAACTGCGCTCGATACGCCTTCAAAATCGGTACCGGCCTGCGTGGCCGCGTAACTCAGTACTGATAAAGTCTGGGTCGTTAGCCCGGTTTTCGTGGCCGCGTCATTGATCGACTCTCCGTACTCAAGAGACGACTTGACCATCTCCTTCAGGCCTTCGACCGCTTCCCGGACGCCGATCGCTATGCCGATCGTCTCAAGAGCCCGCTTGCCCCTCTCTCCAAGCTCATTGAGAGCGCTCTCGGTCTCATGCGCCCGTTGCTGGGTACGCTCGAGGTTCGCCTCGATCTGCTTGAACACCTTGTCGGTGTTGTCCTGCCCCGCAATGACGACAACTACGCCTGAGTTTGCCACTATGCCTCCGCCTTGGCCCGCTTCTCGAGAACCTGCTGAAAGATCTGCTCCGCTATTTCGTTGGGGTAGAACTCTCCGCAATCGCTACAGATTGGATCGCAGCCGAGCATCAACTCGACATCATCCGGGAAAGTCTCCTCTTCACACTTTGGACACCAGGCCTGAATTATTCCGCTACGCATTCGCCTGCCTTCGCTTCTGCATTGCGTTGAATATTCGCGCCGCATCGCGCCGCGCGCGGGCGTCAGGATCGCGCTGAGGACGCTCTTTCTCGCCGAGCAACTTTGCGACTGTAACCTTGTCCGGCTTGCAACCGGCAGCCACCAGCAAGTGCGAGAGCTCCCATGCGCGCTTACGCATGTCCACGGCCTGAACGTCGACCAGACCATCCAGCATCACGCGCCATTCCGCAAGCGTCGTGCGCCAGAAGACAGCAGGCGACAACTTGAGCTCGACGAGCCCGGCCTTTAGAACCTTGTGCCAGTTCCAGGCGTTTGCGCGGCTTCTCTTCCACGAGGCGCGTCCACCGCGACCGCGACGACCTCGACCTCTTCCCCCGGTACACCGAAGCTCGCCAGCACCGCTTTCGTAACCGCATCGAGCACGTCCTGGCGATTGAACAGCCCGATAGAGCGCCTTAGCTCGATCTCTGTATCATCGCGCCCAGTATCCTCGCGGTCAGTAGAGAGCAAAGCAAAGAGAGTCGACACCTCATCCGCCGGAGGCAGCTTCTCGCGCCTGTAATAAGCAACTTTGCCGCCCTCGCGTACCGGCGTCCCGATAAACCTTTCGATCAGCCAGAGAACCCAGTGCTCTCCGCGCTGCTCATACAAAACCTGCCCGGCGTTCATATCGCAGGCAAGCTCCCGGCGCTGGCCTCCGATATCCAAGCTCACCCGACCTGAAATTCCGTTCTTCATCCCATCACCTCATCTGCAAAAAATCGGGGTGCTCCTCGCCGAAAGAGCACCCCGCAGGAGAAAGCCGTAATGTTTAGGCGGGAGCGACGATTGAGCCCTTGGCCAGAGGTCCGCGACCATCGAACGTGATGTCCGCAGTCTGCGCGCCGCTGTTCGGAGACTTCATCGAATAGCCCGTTACGTTCACCACGCCGCTATAGAAGGTCTCTCCGACTGCATCCAGCGGGCGGAATTCGAGCGTAATATCGGTCGTACCGATAAGAGCGTCGTAGATGTCATCCTGGGATGCGTCATTGGTGAAGTAGTTCACCGTCGCGGTCCCGCTGAACGCCTTGAGCCCCGAGCCCGTATCCTTCCAGCCGTCTGTGTCGTGATCGCTGAAATCGATTGAGTCTGCCTTTACGTCGACCGTGATGTCGGTGACGTGAGCCAGCTTCGTCTTCGTCCCACTGCCGAGCGTGTAATAGAGTTGCCCCTCATATCCACGCAGTTTTTTTGCCGCCGTACCCGCCATCCACTACCCCCTCTGCGTGGGATCGCCACGCAATGTTGAAAACTCAAATTGAAAGCCCATCTCCAGGCCGATCAGGTCGCGCCCCTCGGGCTGAAATACAGTTGCATGCCTCGACTCATCTGCGGCATTCACGTATCCGCCGAGCCTTCCGTCGTCACCCACAAGCTGCTGGATAGCAAACACGTAAAACGGGTCGAGCGATGAATCGTCGATCTCTACTCCCGACAACTCCGGGGAATCCCCGGTCTGTTGTGTTGCCGCGTCGACGATGGCGCGAACTGAGACCTGCAAGGTTCGCGATACCGACTCCCGGTCTGCGTAGTCACCTCCAACCCTCGAATCCTCATCGCCCGGCACTACCACGTAACACGGAAGATCCTTCTGGGATATTTGGTCCATGCGGGACCGGAACACGTTCTTTGCCGGGCTACCCTCGCCACCAAGGCGCGAGGCGACAGCCTGTAACACCTGCTCGCGAACCGATGAGGCGCTCATAACTTCCTTAGCCTCAGCTCGACAGTCTTTCCATCATCGAGCGGATTAGAGTCAGTCACCACATACGACGCGCCATCCACAGTCAGCCGGTCTTTTACTTCAGGCATAGGCGAGAACGCTACACAAGAAACCTCCACTCGGTACTCGTTATCGCTAACGCCAGTCGAGCCCGCGAACATGGCATCCTTGCCAGGTGCATCGAAGTTTCCTTTCACGCTTAGCCCGCCGAATACAACGTCGACACCGAAGTCTTTGAAGAAAACACCCGTCGCGAGATCGTTATCGCCAATCGGCATACTTACTAATTACCGGCGTTCGAGAAAATCGCGCAATTATGAGGCGAATAGCGCGGCCTCAGCCTTACGCCGGGTCGTCAAACCCTTGACTTCAACTCCTCCGGCGTGATTCCACCGCAGGAATTGCAGTGCAGCCTCTCCGTACTTACCGGCATTCAGGAGGCGCAACAGCTCCGACCCACCCAGCGCGCCACACCCCAGATTGAAAACGAAGTCTACGAGCGCATCGAACTGATGTTGATTGATCGTTGCGGTAACCAGGCGGTTCACGCACGCGACCGATGCGGCCAGATCTTCGCGTAGCCACTTATCCGCCTGCGCAGCCGTACAGGTGTCCCCAGCCTTCACACCCTTTGTGTGGCCATAGCCAATCGTCCACACGCCGACGGAGTCCTGATAGGCGGATAACCTCCGCCCCTCGAAAGACTCCGTTAGCACCAGCCCGGCTTCACTGTAAGAAAAGTTCAACACCAGCTCACCTCAGAAGGGGATATCGTCGTCGGCAACCTGCCGCGTGTATGCGTAGCCAGGCTGTTCATCGTCATCAGCCGACGACGATGTAGCCTGCTTACCCATGGGAGCGCCCAAGAGCGTCACCTCAGCCACGAGCACCTCTGTCCGGTAGTTCTTCTTTCCGGTTTCTTTGTCGTCCCACGAGCGCGTCTGATTCTTACCTTCGAGGTAGAGCTTCGAGCCCTTGCCGACATAGTCGCGGATGATCTCCGCAAGCTTTCCAAAGGCCACGCAATTGTGCCACTCGGTTCGGTCCTGCCAGTTGCCGCTTCCATCCTTGAAGCGCTCCGCCGTAGCGATGGAAAACGACGCAACCGTCGACCCCCCATTCGTCGCCCTGACCTCGGGGGCCTTACCAAGATTCCCCAAGAGAATCACCTTGTTTACAGATTTTGCCAACTCCGGCCTCCGTCTTTCTCTATGTCGTCGTCACTACTTTGGAAATTCCAGGGATAACGATCGGAACCGATACACCCGGATCAATATCGGGAAATGTCTGGTGCTCGAGGAGCACACTTACGCCCACTAGGTTTCCCGATGAGTCGCGGACCTCGGCAAAGCTATCCACGGTCACACCGTCAGGAAAGCCGTTGCTATCCACGCTGTAGGCCGCGTGTGTGCCAATCGTGAAGAGGTTGGCGAAGATATCGGGAGCCAACTGAAAGCGCTTTATTCGGGCCATGTAGGCTCCTCCTGCAACTACGGCGGGGTTGCGGCCCCGCCTGCTTTCGCAATCCGGCATTTACTCCGCTGTAGGTTGGCTGGATACCGTGAAACTCTGACCGCAATCAGAACCGCTACCCAACTCCTAGCCCACCGGCACTCATCGTCGTTTTAGGGGTATGTCAATCCTGTTTCGGGGTGACGACCTTCTCCGCCTTCCCGGCTGTAATCAGCTCGTAGCCCACATCCTCCGTCACGTCGGCCACCGTCCCCGCGTCGACGTGCTGTCCTGCAATCCTGGTCTCAGCGGTCGTCTTCACCCGCATCTTCTTACCAGGAGTGACGGAGATGAAATTCGCCACCTTCGTCTTTTCCTCGGCCATACAAAAACCTCTTTCCCGCTCATTGAGCGCTGTTGATATGCGCGGACCGGCCTTTGCTTGACCGGTCCGCCTCTGGCTCACGGATTAGGCGAGCGGGTTGATGTCGGTGGCGGCGACGAACGATTGCGGATGACGAACATTTACATCGCAGGTGTCGTAGGTCGTGACCTCGATGATTCCCTGCTTCTTCAGGCGGAAGGGATCGGTGACAACCTCGTAAGCAACCCACTCGCCGATGAGGAGCTCGCTCCATACGCCGCCAACCATTGTGTGCTGCTTATAAGGCGACTCGCCGGTCGACATTGGAGTCGGGAGCTGGTTGGTCACGTCGGCCTTGTAGCCATTTACCTCGTTGTTCTGCCAGATAGGTAGGGCAATCTGGTTGGCAAGCTCCGCCGTGTTCTTCAGCTTCTTACGCACGCGAGGCGTGGTCAGATAACCCATCGTTCCGAGCACGTCAGCATTCGCCTCAGCGATCTGCGTCTCAAACTCGGTGATGTTGTCGAAGCTCAGAGCCGCGCCAGTGGTAACGATCGAGCCGATACCGGTCTGGTTGAGGATGCCCTTCGGCTGGTTGTTCTGTCCGGTTCCGACCAAAGCGGCCAGATCGATCGCGCGAGCGGCGACTGCCGTGAGGTCCATACGGATGAGCGCCTCGACATCAACCGAGCTCTGTTGGAGTAGAAGGCGGGAGAAGCCGGTCGAAGCCTGAAGGATCTTTGGGCTCATGCTCATCTGCGCGAAGCTGATCGCGGAGTCGTCCACATCGGAGCCAGGATTGTCCGCTACCCAGGAGGCAGTCGTCGCTCCGGTCTGCTTTGGGAAAGCAACGTTTCCGGTCAGACCCGCGAGGAAGGTCGCACCCATTTGGCGAACTTTGACCTGGTTGCGCAGCAGCTCGATCAGCGAGACAAACTCGGTGAAAATGGTCGCGGCGGCATTGCCATTGCTTGCGCTGGTATCGTTCGCACGAGTGGCGATCGGCAGGCCATTACGCGATGCAATGCGGTCCAGGTCGCCAGCGCGCATCTTCATGTTCATGGGAATGAACAGACCGTGCTCACGTGCGCTGCGTCCGGCCGACCTGGCGAGAGCATCAGAAACCTCGTGCTCAAAACCACGCTGGGTTTCGCCGGCGGCAGCACGCAGAGCCGCAGTCAGGGAGTAGTTGCGCTGCTCAGCTTCACTCATGCCGAGCGGGTTGAGATTCCGAACCTCGTTCGCCTGGGCCTCTTCGAGCTGTTTGTCCATGACAAATTTCCGGACGACATCGACCGAGGTCTCATCGGCGACGAACTTGTCGCGCTGGTCAGGGTTTACGAACTTTGCGTAGCGCTGCGCGATCGCATTGATCTCGCTTACACGCTGACGTTCGGCGGCAACGGCCTCATTATGGCCGGTAGCGGTTGCAGACATGCTTACCTCTTCCTTGTTTTCGGCTTCAGCCGTGTTGGACTTCTTAGAGCGCCGCTCTTCAGGGGCCTCATCGGCGACCTCCGCGTGCGCAGCCTCGACCGGAGCACTAGCGCCGAGGCTGCGGACTGGAAAGACAGGCGTACCGGCGGCAACGACAGGAGCGCTGATCGAACGACCGATACCGACCGTGGGGTCCGCAGGAACAGGACAAAGAGAACCCTCGCAAGGCATCCAATTCGTCCAACGCACCGTGTCCGGGGAGCCCTTCTTTCCTTCCGTGAACTGGTAATCTCGCGGGATGTATCCGCCGCTGGCGTCGACAAGGATGCCGTCGCGAACGTCGTCTAGCTTCTGCTGCGCGAGTGGTGAATTTCCGAAGCGGGCGGTTACATAGAGCTTGCCATCCTTGATTTCGTGGGTCTCGATGCGACCGATGTGTTGGTTCGTGTCATGGTTGAAGAGGAGCGGGATTCCACGTTTCAGGCGCTCAGTGTCGATCGAGCCTTCCGAATGGTCGAGAACTTCCTCCCCGTAATATCGATCGACAGGCGTCTCCGACGTGAGCGCGAATGTAACCGTGCGCTTGTCGTAGTCAAAGCTTGAAACGGTCGTCGCTCGTTGCTGAATGGGTAAAGCGTCAGGTATACGTTGCTTGCTCACAACGTGGTTATGCGCCGAAAACTGAAAAGACCGCAAATTTCAGTGCGATAGAACTTTCAAAAAGGTATTCTCACAATCATGGAGATCTTCATAAGTTGGTCAGGACCAAAAAGTAAGGCATTCGCGGAGGCATTGAAGGATTGGCTGAAAAAATGTTTACAGGCAGCCAAACCGTGGATTTCTTCTCACGACATCGACAAAGGCGCTCGATGGGGGCAGGAAATTTCTGAGAAGTTGGGTGCCGTGAGATTCGGCATAATCTGCTGCACCTCAATGAACATAACTTCTCCGTGGTTACTTTTTGAAGCCGGGGCTATTTCAAAGTTGCCGGGATCCCGCGTCTACACTGTCCTTATCGATCTTCCGCCTTCACAGTTAGAGTTTCCGCTCGCACAATTCCAAGCTACCAAAGCAGAAAAAGAGGACCTTTACAGACTCGTCAGTTCAATCAATTCGTCTCTGGACGTTGGCAGTCTATCCGAGGAGAACTTGAGAGAAGTCTTCGATCATTGGTGGCCGAAATTGGAAGATAAACTATTGTCACTTCCGAGCGAGATTGTGCATGCTGGTCCCAGACGGAGCCAGACCGAATTGCTTGAAGAAATTTTGGACGGGGTCCGAGCTCTTGGAAGAAGCCAAACTAGCAACAGCTTTCAACCAGATTCAGAGAGGCAAGATCCCTTTGAGAAGGAATTGATCTCCTATGCGGTAGACCAATTCGCGATAAATAATATCCTCAAATCATTAATCAGCCTAGGCTTTGACTACAAGAGAAAGGCTATGCTGATGTACACCCGCCACGGTCGATTTTATGCCGGTGTTGGCCCGAGCCTCACGACGGAGGTCAATTTCGACAGCATCCGGAAAACGGTCGAATCTATTGCCCTCCGCGCCTCCCACTCCCAGGGAGAGGTACCTACATCGCCAGAGGAGGGCTTGGTGCCAACGAAATAATAAAGCAGCTCATGCTTGTGTTTTTCATACCTCCTGATTGTCATCCGCCGTGTCCGCTTTGCCCACCGTATCGGTGCCGAGATTTAGGCCGAGTCTCTGGATGAGCTTCTCCTCTTCCGCAAGCTCCGTAAGGGTTTCCTCAAGATCATATCCACGCTCCGCCAAAATGCGGGTTCTCGTGGTGTATCCGTTCTGGACTGCGAGAACGTTTGCATTCTGGTCATTCTTTGGGTCAACCCAATCCCATCCGCGAGGATGCCACTCGAGCTGCTCGAGCACCTCCTCTTCATCTCTCACGCTCAAATCAATACGGCCACTGAGTACAGACGAGGCAAGCCAGGCAGCATTGATACGCCGATGGAACTGACCGATGGCAAACTTCTGCCGAACCCTCCACATATCCCGCTCGTTCAGTAGTCCGGCTCGGATGCTTGAGAAGTTCACTCCCTCCAGATCGTCCGCGAGGGATGTATAGGACACGCCAAGCGCCGTCGCGATATTCCGCTTGCACTCCTTCACGAACTGCCCGTAGTTGGTCGTCGGATGATTCGGCGTAATCGAGGTCAGCGTCTCCCCAGGGCCAAGACGGATACCGCCGCCAGGCGTGAGCTCGAGCGCCGTCGTTCCGTCGAGGTTCTCTCCATCACCCTCGAACGCATCATCTTCGCCGGAGTCCTTTGTCTCAATCGCGAAGCTTTGACAGGCCGCGACGCGCGCTGCCGTAATAGCTGCTTCCTCGTACCCCTTCAGCATGTTCATCTGGTACATCGCCGGAGTCATCCAGGGAAGCCCACGCGACTGCCTGGCGCTGTCCGGAAGGAATGTATGAATGACGCTTTCCGCCGGTACACGTACGCGGTTGCGGTCACTCGTCGACCATTCGTTAGGGTGCTCCGTCCAAAGCCAATATGCGACCGGCTTCCGGAACTTATCCAGCTCCACACCCATGCGAATCTCATTCTGCCCACGGTTCGGAGGCACCGAGTAAGTAGAGTCCAACTGGTCAACATCAACCACCTGGATCGAGAAACCCCACGGATTATCTGCTACCTTCAACAGGCAGAGGAACTCGCCATCCATGGCCACGGTGCGCACAAAGAGGCGCTCGAGATCGGCGAAGCTCATGGTTCCGTCTACCGTGCAAGTGCCACGGCGGCCCCACTTCTTCCACTCCGACTCAATCTGCTCATTCAGGCCAGTCGCCCGGGTATCGCCACGCAGGTTTTTTACTTTCGCCTGCAACTGAATACCACGCGGGCCGGAGATGTTTGCTACACACAGCGAGAGAAACTTCGCGGCAAGGGGATCGTTATCTGCAAGTTCACGCGCGCGTGCCCGCAACTTGCGAAGATCCTGCCACAACTTCTGATCTCGACTTAGAACAGACGTAGCCCAATCGAACGTGAAGCGGTTTTGCTGGGCCGCAGAGAACGACCTACGAGCAGTAGATACGGCGTTCTTAGCCACCGCCAAGCCGTTTTTACGCACCGGCAACGCCGCCTTAGCTTCAGCAAGGTCCAACAGCGTGAGATTAGTAGCCATTACGGAACACCACTCCTATACCGCGACCGCGAACCTTCTCTCCGCGCCTGATCCTGATAGCCCTCACGCGGCGCTCGTATTGCCCGCGCAACTCCTGGAGTTCCGAGAACGTGTAACGAGTCAACATTCGGCCATGGATGCTGTAACTCTGCGCATCCTCGAGCACCTTACCGGCGAGGAGTGCCTTTATCGCGTCGAGAATCTTCTCGTCGTCCTCACGATCGTCGAATCCGGCAGTCTGCGCCTGAAGGTCAGGGAGGATGTCTACCTCGCCCGTCCCAACCGTATGCCGGTCGCCGCCACCGTCCGCAATATACGCCTGCCACAGGTAGTGCCCAGGAGCCCAGTCTTTCGTGATCGATGACGGAATCTTTACCTGGAAACCATCCCCACTCGAGGTGACTTTATCCCCATTAACTTGATACACGTTACTGCGGTTGATGATTGTGTAGGACAGCGTGTTAGCGCCCGATGGATATCCCGGAGTCACCCGAATCCACGACACCGCGTCACCCGCAACAATGCGGCTGGGCTCCTGCCATGGAATCAGCGGCTCGCCATTCAGAATGTCTTGCAGAGGAGTAAAGGTGCTCACACTTCACCTCTACCGGCGAACTCGAAAAGCAAGCAAGTTATTTCCATGAATTGATCCATCCACCCTGGCGCGAGCGAAATCGGTTCCGTGAAGGCGGGGGCTTCGGCGGTTGCGGAAGTGCTCCGAGCGTAACCGTCTCCTCGGTCGGCTCCAACTTCTCCCGCTCAACCCTCTCCGCCTTGCGCTTGATCTTCGACGCGATTAGCGGAAAATTCGGCTTGATCCGTTCGAGAGCGGCCATTGCATACACACGCAAATCGAGAGCTTCGTTTCGGTCTCTCCGTTTACGCCACACACGCTCCGGCAATCCATTGCGCGTAATGGTGATCTGCTGCTCGGCCGTAAGCTGCGAGTAGAATTCCTCGTCGAAGGTGCTGGCATCATCTGGAAAGTGGCAGTATCCAGGCCCTTCAACCTCGATCTTCAGCCGCGCATAGAAGAGCTCTTTCGCTGCGTCGACACCGACCATGTATAGAAGCGTCTCCGCGACACCCTGCTTTGTGGGACGAGCCAGTAACGGGTATGCTCCGCCCCGCCCTTTGCAGGCATAAATACGGCGATGCTCACGCGGTTTAGTGAACGCGTACACCTGCTTTGTATGGTGCCCGCCGGAATCAATAAGAGTGCAGCGAATGCGGAGCATAATTCCGCTCTCGTGCTGCCATTCAGACTGCAACCACTCGTCCAGCTCTCCCCAAACGGTGGGCTGAGACGGATCTCCCTGAAATACGCGATGGTCAATCGCCCAGGACTCCTCACCGGCGCCCCAGCCGATCGCGCTCGCCTCCAACCGATCCTTCTGCACGTCGACCGCCGCCGTGATTACTAGGACACCGGCGGGAGCAGGTGCGCTGTACGGGTGAACGCGGTCGCGGAACACGTCAGACTCGACGCGATCGCCCTGCACCTCCCACGTCTCGGCCAGGCTGGCGTTGACGAAGGTTTGAAGTTCGTTCGGATTTCCTTGGGCGTCGAGCCACTTACGAATAAGGTCCGGCCAGGTCACCCACGGCGAGTAAAGCGCATTCAGGTGAAAGCCCGCCGTCTTGCCGTCGATACTCTTCGCGGTCGCCCTCCAGACGCCCTTGCGGACCATATCTGGTTTATCGCCTTCCAGGATCTCGCATCCATTCGCGCCGCAGACGTAATAGCAGTCGTCCGGCCTATGCTCGGTCACATCATTGTCAGGCCTGGGCGAAGGCCACTTGAGATTGCCCCACTCGAGGAGCTGCTCCTCGTTGCAATGCGGGCAGCGGACAAAAAAGCGGCGCTGATCGCTTTTCAGGAACTCACGCTCGATGCGCGAAGCGCCTTTGATCGACGGCGTCGACGTGTAGATGATCTTCTTATTCCAGAAGGTCGCGGTACGCGCCTCCATGAGCTTGCCTGGATCGCCCTCGGCGCCGGCGGACGCCTCCCACTTGTCCACCTCGTCACCCTGGACGATACGCCGGGAACGCGACGCCAGGCCCGCCGGAGAATTCGCGCCAGCGAGCGCCAGCCCGCCGCCGGGAAATTCTTTCTTGAGGAGCGTATTGCCGGAGTCCCTGGACCGGGACGGGCGAAACAGCTTCGCCAGGGCTGGGGTATCTCGGATGGCAGGCGCGATACGCTCTTTCGAGAAGTCCTCCGCCGCCTCGAGGGTCGGCTGCACCATGAGCATCGGAGAGGGATCATGCGCCGTGTAATACCAATTGATGTTGAGCAGGCAGGCCGTCTTGCCGAGCTGCGCGCCCCACATGGCGACAATGCGCTCAATAAGCGGGTCGCTACCTGCGTCCATGAGACCGCGCTGGTACTCCGCCGTAGCCGTGATCCACTGGCCGGGCTGGGCGGAACTCTCCGCCGACAGGACCGCATACCGGTCGGCCCACTCAGACACGCTCAGCTTCGGCGGAGGCTCCAGCAGGGACAATCCGGCCTCGATGGCTCCCCAAAGAGCGTCAATACTCTCGGGGGTGGAGACGTAGTTACTCACCGTCCCCCTCCTCATCGTCCTCTACTGGACGCCGTCCGACATGCTGGAGCTTCCGGCAGAGCTCCTCAGCCTCACCGGTCAGAACGTCATTCACTGCCCGCTTGTCCTTTATGCCCACCAGGCGAGTCGCCAACTTGGAAGGCATGGCAAGAATCGCCGACTTGAGGCTTGCCGCGACGTTCTCGACGCTCCGCTTCACGTCCTCGATCGCGACAACTTCGCCCCGTTTCGTCGCCAGTTCGAGCTCTTTCAGGTCCGCTTCTGCCTTCAGCTTCCGGAGGCTGGCCTCCTCCATGTTTTCGGTGTCGTCTTCCGGAATTTGACACCCTTCATTTCCGCGACTTCCATCTCTTTCGATCCGGTAAGAGACGTACCATTCCCGCACATCGGACCAGATAAAACGACGCCCCCTGCCATCTCCAACGCAGGTCAAGTTATTGTTTTTTATATAGTTGCGGACCATGCGCCCCGAGACGCCGAGGAGCAAGGCGATGTCCTCAAGCTCCAGAGTTTCCATTTCAGTCGCGATCACAAACCGTTCATATCGCGGAAATGGAAATGAAGTCTAAAATTTGCTGGCGCTAGGAGATATGTGCGGTGGCGCGTCACCCTCACAACACCATATCGGGGAAGGACCCAATATTGATATTAAAGCATTTACGGGGCGTTCTCCCAGAGTGGGGTTTATCAGCTAGGCTTTTGAAGGCCTTTACTATCCGACGGCTTCTTTGCGTCTAGATCTTTCTTCTGTTTCTTCTTGCCGTAGATGAAGACGCCAACGAGTGATGCGAGCGCGCCGATGATCGATACAATCCCAGTAACTTCCTTACCTTCGTGGATAAGGAATATTCCACCTAGGACCGCTGTCATCGCCAGGATGAATCCGTAAGTCGTTCCTCTGCGCTGGGCTTTAGTATTCGATGTGACTACGTCCAGTTCAATCTCCTGCCTATGCGCCTGCTGCCGCTCTGCCATTCGCAGGATACGGTCAGCTGCGCCAGGACAGACCTGCTCCCATCCCTCAACGATGGAGGGATGGGGAACCGGACCAGCGTAATATTCTGCTGACATTTGAACGCGACGGGAATTCACTCCCCCGTCTAAGGAAGGCTTCTGTATTTGAGGCGGCGGTATTTGACCGTGATGCTTGCGGGACATTCGGCAGGGGGCCTACTTACTAAGATGCTTTTCCTTATATTCGCTCATAGCATTACTTAAATCGTCACCCGCAAGATGCCAATCGGCAGATGCAGCCAAGGCATCAGCCTCCTGTGGAGTTTCGCATGAATTGTACTCGTCAAATGTCCCGTACCAGTCCAATAGACGGGCGGCACCCGAAGCCATTGATGGCGATGCGATCAGGAAGTCTGACTGAAATTTCTTACCCATTTCGATTTGCTCCAAACATCATCCGTTTGATCCAGGGCTTATTCCCTAGACATGTAGTATGACGTTTCAACATACTGACCCGTTGTCAACCATATCGGCTACAACGGCACGATCCTTATGCTTATTAATGCTTATTAGACGTTTTAGGGCTTCGCTCGATCTGTGCTCTTTATCCCTGCTATAAATGGCGCCAATGACCGTTGTGTCAGTAGTGCACATATATGTGCTCTAAACATTATGTCAGATTTACATTCCCCGCAACATGCAAATTGCATTTTGCAAGATGCGTCATATCAATACCTTAGCCTGTTTCAATGCGCGCCGGAATCAAGTTATTGATCCTATTGGCTATACCTCCATGATGGCGGCATCATCCCGGCATGTAATGAGCATCATCCTGGTGTGTAATAGGTACCGCTGCGAGGTTGGAAAGCCCCGCCGTGCCATGGACGCCAAGGTCCTGGAGCGGAAGAAGACCG